CCGCAGGCTTTCCTTGTTGCATCCGTTCCAGCGTCCGGACGGCTTCGCCCAGATAATATGGTTCAGCACACTGAAGCGTTCACGCATCATGATTTCGATATCAGATGCCAGGCGATGACCACAGAACAGGTAAAGACTTCCGGCAGGTTTCAGCACCCGCCAGAACTGCGCCAGACACTGGTCCAGCCACTTCAGGTAATCATCGTCGCCCTTCCACTGGTTATCCCAGCCCTCAGGCTTCACTTTAAAGTACGGCGGGTCCGTGACTATCAGGTCAACAGAATTTTCGGGTAACGACCGGATAAATTCCAGGCAGTCGGCGTTGATTAACTCACAACTGGATATTTTTACAGTATTAGCCATAGATCAATAAGCACTTCTCTGATAGGCTCATACCGCTTTTGCGCAAAGCAGATGGGCCTGAGGTTTGCTTGTGACCCCAACGCATGAGCAGATGGCTGGTGGGTGCCCCTAACCCCCACCAGCCGCCCATTTACCACAAATAAAAAAGCCTTCACTGCGGAAGGCGTCTGTAACAACCGAACTGATAGTCTGCCAGACCCGCCATAACCAGCTGGGTCAGTATTAACTGGCAGCGTTCGCGTGAAAGGTAAGTATTCTGCGCAATCTCCCCGACTGTCGCCGGTTCGGTAACGCTTAATTCATTAAACACCACTCTGGCGGTTTCTGTCATATCCTGCTGTTTTAGCATGTCTTTTTCCCTTTTCCGGTTAACGTGACACACCAATAACTCTTGTCGAAAAAGCCAGCAAGCTGAAAGACAGGTATTCACCGCCACCAGCGCGTTTACTGTACTGACGCGATTTCAGTCATAAAAAACCCGCCAGGCGGCAGGTTTAAGCTGTATGACGGAGTGACCAATCTTAACAGATTAAGATGGTTTTTGTTATAACACAAATCATTTCCTCGGTATCTTTATATCCCTTATGTTTCAATCGCCATAGATACCATCAATGAAAGTCGCTTAAAAAACTCTGTAGCAGCTTTGTCTAACGTTGAATAAGTTCTTAGCTCTCCACGCCCGGGACCAGTCACAACCCACGGACGTCTTTTAGGTGTTCTGGCTCCCTCCGAAATCACAACACCTGATAGACTGACATCAATTGTTATCTCCGTTCTTGTTTCATCCTCATGTCTTTCCATAAACTGAATTGCCATAAATGCTGTTTTTTTTCTTTTTCCATTTTTGAAAAAATCAAATAGAGCAAATTCATGATCATTAAATTCAACTCCCCATCGACCTTCCGGATACAGGCTATGAAAGTCCTCATACACACTCTGCATCGTCTCATAAACTTTAAGCTCTAAGCTTCCATATGGCACAGTTATCATGGACGAGTCACTAGGTAGTTGTATTTTCCCAATATTAAAAAACTTTACAGCATTAGTACTATGGCATCTTGCCCTAAGTTTATCTTCTGATATGCTTATCGGAGATATATCTCTCAATGTTCCTGGCTGACTACCTCCTAAGTAAATTACCGTTAAAGATTTCTTATTTTCAATTGCATCCAGCAATATGTGTCTTACATTTTGATTCATAAATAACCTCCTGCTGAACGTGTATCATCAGGAGATTACTGTAAAATATAACTAGTAACTGTTCATTTATCTTGAATCATTTTCGTGATTCATATAGCAATCCATTTCTAAAGATACCTCGAGCATTGCCAGACACCCTTCAACAAACCCTTCAGCTTTCTGCAATCTAATAACAACTTGATTAAGCGATATCCCCATTTTCACCCCTAACGCTCGTAATGTGATCCCATATACATAATACATTTCCAGTAATTGGTATTGATATGGTTCCTTTTTCTTGAGAACTGCCATAACTGAACTAATGATAAGACCATCATCATCGCAACATTGCGGTCGAAATTTTACTTTTGAGGGGATGAGGCCTTTAAACCCCGCAGCAATTGGCGACCAACTAACATTCTCATGATTATTTGCCGCCCATGCTCCCCAGCGTTCGAGAACCATCTGAATATCACGCATCAACTTTCTCCACAAAATCAGGACAGCACACCTATCGCCAGCGCGCGATCGATAAAACGAAATATCAGCTCCAGTTGGGAACCATACTTCTCTTCAAATGCCACGGTATCCGCATGCAGTTCGTCATGGTGTTTTCTGCACAAAGGCAACACAAAAAGGTCATGCGCTTTTGTACCCATTCCACCCTGACCATGACCAATCAGGTGATGAGGATCGTCGGCTGGCTTACCACAACATGCACACGGCTGCGTCTTAACCCAGCGCGTGTACTTTTCATTAACCCAGCGACGACGTTTTGGGCGTAACATAAAAGACTCCGGCGACTCCGGATCCACTTTCAGCGCCAGCACCTTTTTCGCCTTATCCTGGATGATGCTGGTGGCAGTAACCGAAGGCACAAGGTCACTTTCCCGGGTGACAGACGGCACAACAGGCTTCGGTAATCTCAGTGCCTTACGGGCTGCACTTTCCGGTAAGGCATCCGCCAGGTCATTACGAATCAGCCACCAGCACAGTTCCGGCATTGTCACAACGTGACTGTCATCAAAACCAAGATCACGGCGCACAACAGATAACACCCAGCGGGCACAGTTATCCGTTGCCATTGCTTCCAGCCGTTCCGTGAACTGGTCACGGAGAAGATTGTCACAGTGCCAGCACAGACGGATTGCACCCGGCGCGTGCCGCATTGTGGTTATGTTCTCGCTGTGCCATCCGGAATGAGGCCACTGACAGCCCTTTTCACGAAGTAACCAGCTTTCAAGACATTCCACCCCACCAGTACAACGAATAACTGCCTCATTGCGGAACACGGCCCGAACGGCAGGATCATCCGCCAGCGGTTGTGATGCTGCCGGAACGGCACCGCTGGCGAAAGATGAATAACGTTCCGGCTCAGGCTCCAGCAGGACACGCCCCTGCATAAACAGGGGCATCAGCTCTGAACCGGGCCTGAACAATACAATCCCCATACGCGGGGCAATTTCAGGGGTCAGCAGTGCTCTCACGGTCACCTCAGCAAACGATATTGAATGCATACAGAGAAAAAAACTCAGTCATCACGCAGTAAACTCCTTCACCAGTATTTCAAACTGGCTTACCAGTCCTTCCAGTTCCGCCACGCAATCCACCAGCTCATCCACCGCCTTTTGTGTGCGGTGTTTTGCCTGCAGCAGATCACGAAGCGCCGGAGTAAGCTGCTTGCGGAGCGTATCTTTTTTCACGCTCGTTTTTTCCATCTGTTCAGCACAACGAAGCATCTCCTGCGCCTGCCGACGAAGTTGTTCCGGTGAAACAGTGATTGTTCTGTTGTTCAAAATAAACGCTCCGTTTTACTGCCCGACATGCGGTTATTGCTGTATCTGCGCGGATTGCCCGGCGTCATGGGTGTGGAAAGAACCCGGGCACTCTCCTGGTCCACAGGCAGAAAATGTCCGTTATGAAAACGCCGGTAAATGGTCCCGAGCGTGCCATTACGCTGTTTCGTGATGTTGATTTCTGCTATGCCTCTGGCCTGAGTTTCCGGGTTGTATACCTCATCCCTGTAAAGCATCAGAATGATGTCGGCATCCGCCTCGATTTCCCCGGAGTTTTTCAGGTCCGAGTTCATTGGGCGTTTATTGGGTCTGGATTCCACGCCGCGGGAGAGCTGGCTCAGAGCAATCAGCGGAAAACCGCCGGATTTTGCCAGGCTTTTAAGTCCCTTTGAGATTTCCCCCACCGCAAGGTCGTGACGCCCCGTGCTGCGGGTTTTAATCAGGCCGAGGTAATCGACCACCACCAGCGCCGTTTCCGGGTGTTTCATCCGGTGGTGCTTCGTGGTTGCACATATCTCATCAATGGTCAGGTTTGCCTGGTCCACCATCCAGATATTACGCCCCGTCATTCGTCCCACGCCCTGCGAGAAACGCGCCCAGTCTTCATCTTCAAAACGGGCAACAGACTTAAGACGGGATACCGGCATTCCACCGGCAGCAGACACCATACGTTCACCAATCTGGATGTTCGCCATCTCCATGGTGAACAGAAGCACGCCATGCCCCTGCTCAGTCACCTTGTCGATGATGTCCAGCGCAAGTTCGGTTTTCCCCATCGAAGGACGGGCGGCAATGAATACCAGGTCTCCGGGCTCCATACCGCCCGTTTTTGCGTCCAGTTCATCAATACCGGTCATCAGCGCCCTGGATTTCTCCAGTCCCTGATTGCGGCATTCAACACGGTCGACCACTTCCGGAAGGACATCATCAATGTGAACCGGCTGAATGACGCCCTTTCCGGTCGACAGTGAGGCCATCATGTTCTGCGCATCCTTCAGGGCATCCTCGGCTGCTTCACAGGTATACGCATCACGTAAATTCTGTAATGCTTCAGTCAGTGTTTTTTCTGCATCGCGCAGTGCGGCATTGCGCCGCAACGCTGCGACATAGTGCTCCAGTGAAGACTTCACCCAGGTTTTGCGTCCGGTGTCGGTAATCACCGGGGCAAGTTCCGGCATCTCATTGCACAGCAGTACGGGGTCAATGACGCCGGATATGCGAGCCTGTCTGCAAATCCCCGCGTAAATATCCCGGTACTGACGCACAAAAAATACATCCGCCGGAAGTGTGGCCAGAATATCCATCACTTCCGGATCGGCCCCACGCAGAAAAAACGCACCGATGACAGCGCCTTCCAGGTCATCGTTACGCCATGCCGGGGTGTTCTGGCTGGTCATGCGGCAACACCTCCGATACGAGAACGGTAGCTGGGCCAGTTAAACGACAACCAGTTGCGCCCGCCATCGGTGATCCTGTCGGCAATCCGGGGACTGATGAACGCCCACAATTCTTCCGGTGAAAGGTTGCTGATCAGGATAGTTGGCAAAATACCCTCATACCGGGCATTGATAATTTCCTGCAAAATGGCCATTTCAGCCGCACTGCCAAACTGAACGCCGACTTCGTCGACAATCAGCAAATCCAGTGACGCATAATGCTCAATGACGTCATCCGCTGTTTTTTCACTGTCATTCCGCCAGCAGTTTTTCACAGCCCGGGTAAGGCGCATCACGTCGGTGATCTCCACACTGGCCAGATAGTTACGGATGATGTGTTTTGCCATTGATACCGCCAGATGATTTTTCCCGGTACCGCAACTGCCGGTCATAACAAGACTGGTACCGTTCTCCAGCATATCTGGCCAGTTCTCCGCATAGCGGCGACAGGCCGCAAGATTTCTGGCTGCGTCAGGATTAACCTCCAGATAATTATCAAACTCGCAGTCCCGAAAACGCAGAGCAATTCCGGCGTTATCAGTCAGTTCTTCCGCCTTGAGGGACGACAGTTCCATGGTCAAATCACTGGCCTCAGCGATCAAGCAGTCAGGGCAGCATGAAATTTTTTCTCTGTCCTCGCCATTACGATCGATCCACACCAGTATATGCGTACGATATTTACCGTGTTTTTCGCAATATCCGCGACCTTCACGCATCAGGCAGGAACGATAAGGCCATGGCTTTTCGCCCTTCTGAGCAAATGCAATCTCTGCCCGTAACTCATCCATTTCTGCCCGTAACTCATCCATTCGCGCCTGTAGTCTTGTTTGTTTCTCACGTTGGTCAATCGTCATCATCGCTGTCACCTCAGAATGTCAATTTGTTACTGGATTTACCGAATTTGTCAGACATGGCTCCCAGGCCAGCCAGGACATCGACCTGTCGCTGTCGCCCACCTCCGTGAGCGGCTGGCTGTTGCCAGTAATCTTCGAAGTGACGATCGGGTCCAAAGAACGTCGCAGCCTGCTTCACGAACTGTGTGCCGGTATTTCCTGTAGCACGTACCCAGGCGGCATACCGCTTCACGCCATCAAGCATGGTCTCCGGTTTTATTCCCTCCCTGATACGGGCTTTCCAGGCTTTGAAGGCTGCTGACTTGGAATTGCCACCAGCACGTTTGGGATATTCCTGCCAGGCCTGTTCAAATTCCGGTGAATATTCCTGTCGGGCAGAACGCGCTGGCGCAGACGCGTCAGCGGATGCATCAATAGTGTTTTTAGTCTCCGTTGTAATCTCTGTAGTAATCTCTGTATTTGTATCAACATTCGGCGTATCCCCTGTTCCGTTATGACGTCGGGGGGTGTTCCGTTTTAACGTAATAGCTGTATCGCTGATTGCATTATTGCTGTTACTTTCTGGCGAAACAGAAGAAGGTGTGGTGATGGCCGCAATTGCCTGTGGGTTGATCCCGACAAACAAAATATTGCTGCATTTCACCCCATCGAGCATTTCCACCGTGCGTAAATCCAGAGTAATAAACCCTGCATCGCGCAGACGCTTCAGCGCATCTGCGGTTTCCCTTTTCCCGAAACCAAACTGCTCAGCAAACGCCTGGTAGCTTCTTTGCAGTTTGTCGCCCTGAAAACGCTTGCGATATCCCAGCAACGCTCCGGTGTGCTCATCCCTGACCTCTGTCGGGCGGTACCAGTAAACGATCTCTGAAAGCAGAGCGATAGCCGTCGCATCCGGACGCCCACTGGGTAGTCGAATATATTTCCACCAGTTCGCAGGTGTAACATTGCCGGAAATATTAATTTGACCAATAGCCATAACTTCCGGTGTGGGGGCGTAACGGCTCATACAACCTCCTTCCGCGGCATGAGAATTGTGTAGCCACGCGCAGGTTGTAGTCTGGCTTTTGCATCAATAGTAAGCGTTGCAATTTTTCGGATATGAAGATAACCAGCTCTTTCCAGTGCCAGGGTTTCCCTGAATATCGCTTGCTTAGAACAACAGCAGAAATCAGCAAGCACCTGATGATCAATAACTCTCTCGCCTTCACCGTCTGAAGAACCCGACATCAAAACACGCAACATAATCAGGCGCTGAATCGGGTTATCGAAAGCACATCCGCACACAAACTGAAAACAGTTCACGCCACACCTCCCAGACGCTTAAACATTTTTCCAGACAGAAATACCGCCAGAGGGTAACTGATGGTGTAGCTACGCCCCTGTAGTTCGCACACGACTTTCTGGCTTTCAGCGTTGACTAGGCAAACCCGCAGAACGTGACCGTTGCTGGTGGCGAACCACTGCCCCACACGGGGGCAACGGTTGTATCGGTGATACAGGGAATTAACGATGTGGCGGATCATGGACGCACCTCCGCCGTAGTTACGTATTTAACCGGGCTACCTTTCATTGAGATGGTTTCACACATCTCTGCCGCTTTCAGTTCCGCTGTTTTTCTGGATTTATAGCGACGGTGCCAGACAGATACATCCGTGCGAACTGATACATCGTTTCTGTATTCCGTAGTGGAGATGATGATTTCGTAACTAATCATGGGCGAACCTCCTTGTCAGAACCATTCAGCCTGGAATCAACAAGTGCAGCGCCAAAAACAGCATCACCAACACGGTCGTACAGTTTGCTAGCCAGCGGAGATTCAACGGCCTTAAGCATTGGATAAAGCTGGCTTGTCCAGATTTGATGGATTTCACGCAAATGCAGGTATACGCCTCTGGCGTTTCGTGCGACAGCTGACATATCAACCGCGTCAGCACCAGATAAATTCTTCTCCATCTGGTTAAAGGCGTTGATGTATGCCTCTTTGAACTGGGCAGCACGTTTACCAGTGAAGCCCATGGCAAGAAACGCAAAACCGTCGCGGGTGATTTGGTAACAAGGGAGTTTGCGGCCTGATGCGTCGGTGTATTCACTTAACACAAAATTGTGTTCAGTAAATTCAGCGGAACATTCGAGGTTTCTAATTCTATCTAAAACCCGCTCATGCCGTTTAGTAAAGTAATTAGCTACTGCAAGAGATGTGGTGACAACGCGACCATTGATAATCGTGATTTCAGGGCGAGATTGGGTTGGGAGAGTAGTCATGGTGACAGCCCCTATGTTGAATTCAATGAACTCACCACCAAGGCTTTCCACGACCATATAGGTGGTGAGACGTACAGGGGTGGAAATACCGGTCAACATAGAACCCGGCCCAACCGAAGTTGGCCCTGCACGCCCCACCATAATTTGGGCGTAACGATGCTCATGACACGAAAAAACCGCATGAGCGCGGTTGTGCTCTATATTGAATTTCGGGTTTCCACGCCCGGCACCCGCTTTATAAGGTGCAGAGACAGTGTAACGTCCCGAAATTGCAGAATCAATATTTGGTCTTGAAATGATCATATAGCTGCTGATATCTTTAGAACTGTTCTTGGATGTTTCAGAGCCGTTTTATGCGAAACAGCTCCCCGTTATTGATGTTGAGTGAGCCGGGTTACTCCCGGCTTTTTTTTCACCGCTGCCAACCAATAACCTGAAATAACCCCATTTTCGGGTGATACCAGCGAGTCCCTCGCGGTTCTGCTTCCTCCATAACCCGATAAAAAGCAGCCATAAACGGTTCCACAGCAACAATTGCGCGACGTGACAACAATCCGTCCGGCGTCATGAACTCATGGGTGTCTGTAGGAATCTGATAGGCGTTCACCATATTGCGGCATTTATCATCTGACAAACCGGTTTTTGCTTTCAGTTGGCGATATCCGGCATAGCCCTCACGAATAGTGCCCTTTTTAATTTGCTCGACTGTTTCAGCAACGTGGCTGACTTTTTCTTCCACCTGAGTGATCCGTTTCTGTTGGCGAACGGCTTCAAGAGCCATCGCGGCAACCATTTCGATTTCGCTCATTGGCTTACGGATCTGTTCTTCCAGTTCGCGCCAGCGATCTACCAGGCGAGCAGTGAATTCAGGACAGAGCTGTGCGACGACAATGATGCTGTCGCGCTTACCTTGTTCTCCTTCAAACAGGTAATGCTCATATTGAACTTTAAAACCTAAGTTATTGATTCTTTCGGAAACCTCAATTTGAGGAGACCGGACAACGCCACCTTTGGCTAATGTTTCAATAGTGCGTTTCACATTGTCATGACGTTTACCCACCAGCTCTGCGATCTCAACGCTGGTCATGGATGCTTTGCCGTTAAAAATTGCGGTGTTCATTGTTGGTCTCCTGTGGGCTTGTCATCTTCTGTATTCGCTAGACTTGGGTGTGTATATGGAATGCTCGGATCCAGATGACAAAGAATGGCAACATCCTCCGGAACACCTCGCGTTTTCCACTTTCCAACACCTTGACTGCCACGAGGCCTTCCTTTCTTTGGGAACCTGCGACCAATAGCGGCATTGGTTTTAAATTGAATTTTTAATATTTCATAAAGGGTCATTCTTTAGTCTCACACCAGATACTTTGTTATCCAACGATGTTAACCACAGGAATCCAAAGTATCAAGAAATTCTGTTACTTTAGTATCAACAGCCATGAGAGGAGAAGAAAAATGAAGTCTTTAGGTGAACGTCTCATCAACGCACGGCAAAAAGCTGGGTTAACACAAGATGCGTTGGCTAAAAAAGCTGGGATCACCAGAGTTGCAATCAGTAAAGCCGAGCAAGGCCTTACAAAAAGTTTCAACGGTGACACCCTTTTTAAAGTTGCAGCTGCACTGCGGTGTTCACCGCAGTGGCTTCAGAACGGAGATGAAAAAGATAAGCATTGGGAAAATAATGTTAAGAGCTGCCCACAGAGAGACACAGCACACTCTTACCCTGTAATTAACTGGGTTCAGGCAGGATTATTCGCAACTTCTGGTGATGACTACAACATGTATGATCAGGATAATTGGAGGCATTCTGTAAAATACGCTGGTGAGAGGGGGTTCTGGCTGGAAGTGCACGGAGACTCAATGACTTCGCCCGTAGGAATAACATTTCCTGAAGGAATGTCGATCCTTGTCAACCCAGATAAAGAAGTTTTTTCAGGGTGTTACGTCATCGCCAGAAAAAAATCCACCAATGAAGCAACATTCAAAAAATATATTTCTGACATGGGAAAGGCGTTTCTAAAGCCCCTTAATCCACAATATCCAATCATAGAAATGGACAATGATTGCGAAATAGTAGGTGTTGTGGTTGATGCCAGGTGGGATATTTTCTGACCAGACACAAAACACAAAAAGAAACCAAAGTATCAAAAATCACTTGCCACACCTTGATACCTTAGTTACCATAAAACAAAGTTCGTAACTGAGGTATCATCTCATGATCAATAAAGCTACAACTCTTGACTGTCTCGAAGAACTGAAAAACCTCGGCAGCCTCATTACACTAATAGCAAAAGCAACACCTGATGCTACGCTCTCTAGCGATATAGAGTCATGCGCAGGACTGGCATGGGATATGACAAATAGCATATCCAGAAAGCTATCGTCAGCAATGCTTTTACAGAACAAAAATTCTGCAATCAACAACCGTCTTCGCACCCAACGCGAAGCCTGCGGCTTAACAACCGCCGAACTCGCCAGGCTGCTCGATCTCGATGAAGAAATTATCATCCAGTGGGAGAGCGGAGAGTATGAACCAACTATCAGTATGCTTATCCCACTGGCAAATATTCTTGGCTGCGATCCGATGTGGCTGTTAACTGGTGAGGTTACTCCTCCGGAGCAACCAAAAAGTGAGGAGCAGCAACACCATGACGCATCTCAACAAGTTTGCCCCTTATCTCGCGAAGCTCTTCTGCGGAAGAACCAATACCAATGGTGACATAATCGCCGCTTCGCCCTTCAAGGTACATGCGAACATTTTTATCAATCATTGCGGAAACAGTCTCAATATGAAAACACTTCTGAGACTCGCTATATAGCAGAACATATAAGTCAGCTGAGGAAGCCATGAAAAAGTTCGAAAACATAACTGTTCTCCATGTTGATGACTTTGATTATACAAACCCGGAACTTCTCCCGGAGGTTGTAAAGGCAATAGATGTTGCCGATATAGTGATTAGAGAAAAGAGAATTGTCAAAAACAGGCTCGCATGCACTTCAGGAGCAATGACAGAAACAACCTCACAGCAAGATAATTACGAAGGCATTTGTCTGGAGCCTGATTCATTTGCGGTAAATGTTTATCATTTATTGCATGCAACACAGGTATTACATATGTCCAGTAATCACGAAACGAAAACACTCGGCAGCGAAATTCTGAGTTTTGCATGTGAGTATACAAAAGCTGCTGCCGAAAAAGAATTAGCGCAATAACAACAAATATGCCCTGAACGTTTATTGCGGTTTTATCGCCGGGGATTGTTACAACCTTAATCCACAGGAGGCTTTATTGTGACTTTTATAAAGAATATGGCATCACACAAGACCGCCTGCCTTATTGCACAATACGGTGAAAATTACATGCATATTGCCTGCTTATTTCTGCGTAAAGCATACGGGAGATAATAATGCATCAGAAAACAGCAGAACACGAACAAACCAGAGTATTGCTGACCATCAAAAACGGGAAAGTAATATTCATTCGCCATGTTCATGACGATGAACTTGTAGGAACTCTTTCAACATTCCTGTTTATTGCAGAAAAGGCAGGATATGACGTTATTGCACCAGCAGATGAAGATGAAGATGAAGATGAAGATGAAGATGAAGATGAAGATGAGGAATAAATATCATGCAATACGATGAATTCCAGGCTGAAGCAACAGCCAATGGTATACGAACTGGCAGTATGACGATTGATTATCACGACGCCATACGTCGTCTGGATGCCGGAGAATTCGATACTCCTAATGTGCGAGGTTTACGTATCCTTCAGTGTCTGGCGCAAGCCGACGAAGCAGGATTACTGGGTAAACTTCCGGTTGAGATGAAGGTTGCTCAGTGGCGATGGTTGTATGTGACGACATTCATCAACGAAGAAGAAGACAAGAACGGCACAATTGATATCCTGAATGAACACGGAACAACTGAACACGCCGTGGTATATAACGGGATGTATGGGTTTATGACGATATATCCCGGCCCCATTCGATTTGCCTTACAACAGTATATTGAATGGAATTTAATTCAAAAATACGGCGAAGCTGAAGGAATGGGAAGAGCGCTGTTTCTTTATCAGAAAATGCTCACTACTTCCCCTGATAAAGGTTTCATTCTTTCAGATATGGGTCGAGAAGGGCTTGAAATCCTTCTGGATGAAATTATTAACGAAATGAATACTCATGGCATGCAATCCGAAACAGATATTAAGTAAAAGGGACCACATGACCGTTATCGAGTATATCCAGGAAAATCCAGATTGCAGTAGAGAAGATATATCCCTCGCACTTGGAAGAAGCGCAACTTCTATCAGTAATGAATTATCACGGTTATTGTGGAATGGGTTAATAGTACGAACTGGAGAAAAAAACAAAATGATTCTGTACTGCGTAAACAATCTGCCGTTTGGATACAGCAATCCCCTAAGTGTTATGTTCAACCAGTTACTTAAACAGGTAAGAAATGGCAACTGACTCACAACTAACCATAGAAACGGCCCTGAATGTCGGCCTGGCGCTCCTTGGTTATTTTTACATCGTGTTCTGCAGCGGACGGTGGCTGTCGCTGTTGTTCCTGAAAAAATGGAATAAACGCCGTAAGCAGGATGAACGCCAGAAGGCAATGAATGCGTTTTCCGAAGCCTTCGGAATTGACGGCATGGAACCAGGGGATCCAGCTCGCGCAATCAGCAGAGGGGGTGTAGTAATCCTTGTATATCGGAGTGAAGAGAAAAATGACGATCACAAAACAACGAGTAGAAAAAATCATATATCGCCATGAAATGGGACTGAACAGCGATGTCACTGCCGAAGAGGTTTATGACCTGGCTGTACTGGCGCTGAATTTATCAAATATCGCAAACCTGAAGCGATACGAGCTTGATATGGATGGTTGCGACTCGTGCGGTCAGGATTGTGGCGCTGACATGACTGAAGATTCTGATGGCGATTATGTCCTGTTTGATGACGTGGTTAAGTTGTTTGAGTTTGATACAACCACTCAGAAGTTAGAAGGCCCAGCAAAGGAGACAACCAGTGAGCGAAATTGACTATCAGGCACTGCGTGAGATAGCAAAACAGGCCACGCAGGGCGAATGGGTCGCATTTATTTCGTCGGGTACTGGTACATATGCGGTGCATACACCCGGTGATAAACGATGTGAAGACGTTATCAAATGGACCGGCTTTGATGGACAGGAAAACGCAGAGAATAACGCGCGTTATATCGCAGCTTTCAACCCTGAAGTAGTGCAGGCGTTGCTGGATGAACGGGAAAGGAACCAGCAATACATCAAACGCCGCGACCAGGAGAACGAGGATATTGCGCTAACGGTAGGGAAGCTGAGAGTTGAGCTTGAGGAAGTAAAACAACACGCTGAAGAATTATCCGAAACCAAGGCTGTTCGTAACCAATGGCGGCCAGATATTTGCCCAATAACCGGACGTGCATTTTTCATGTGGATTGAGCAGCCAACATTGGGGAATGTGCCGACATATGGTGGCCCATTAGATAGTTACACCATTCCAACAAAGGACGGTGACGGTGAGTTTTCATGTGAGCGTTACGATCATGATTTTGGCGGTTGGGTAGAAAGCGAATGTCTTGGGTTATATCTGATTGATGATAGAGAACAATGCAGGGTCTACGAACTGGAGGAACGCGTTAATGAACTGGATGCTCGGGAAATATCGCTCCCGGAACGTAGCAGCATGCTTCATCGAACAGATTTTCACGATGATTACCAAACGGTAATGGCATACAAAGTTTCTGAAGTCATCGCTGCAATCCGCGCCGCTGGCATTCGCATCAAAGGAGAGTGATATGGCGTTAACACACCGCGAACTCTGTCAGATTGCGTACAAGTTCCTTAAGCGCAACGGGTTCAAGGTTTGCTTTCATGACCGCTTTGTTGCTGTAACCAGTACCGGAGAACAGCCAGATGCTATGGGATTCAGAAATTCAGCATCATGCCTGATAGAGGCGAAGTGTTCTCGTGCTGACTTGTTGGCAGATAGAAAAAAGCGTTTCCGTAAAAATCCCTCACTTGGCATGGGCGACTGGCGATTCTTTATTAGTGAGCCGGAAATTATTTCAGTTGAGGATTTACCTCCCGGCTGGGGATTACTTCACGTTGTTAACGGAAGAGTACGGAAAGTACATGGATGGCCCAGGGGTAATTGCTGTTGGGGTAATCCTGACGATAAGCCATTTACTGGGAATAAGCAGGTTGAATGCGATTACATGTTATCTGCATTAAGGCGCATGGAGTTGAGAGGGCACCTTAATGAAATATATGACGGTGTGATTGTTAATAAGAAAGAAGGAAACGCGGCATGATCACTATTACCAAAGGGCGACTGCTGACAATCAAGCAGTGGCGCGAAACATACGGACCGGGTAGCAACGTTGTACTGCCAGCAGAAGAAGCGGAAGAACTGGCACGAATTGCACTGGTATCGCTGGAAGCAGAGCCGGTGGCAAAGATTATAGCTCATTACCCATTAGGAGTTGACGTAGGCAAACAAAAGTTCGTACAGGCCATTGGAGAGCTTCCTGACTTTGGCGGATATCTATTTGCCGCCCCTCCAGCGCCGATAGTGCCGGAAGAAGCAACTCCGGAAAACGTAGAAATGCTCTCTGGCTATGTTTCCACGTACAAATTAACCGATAGCGAGCGCGATATTGCTGCCGAAATATGGAACGCCTGCCGCGCCGCTATGCTTCATGGGAAAGGAGAGTGATATGGCAACTTTAACAAAAAAAGAACGGGCATGGTTGAACGAATTACAGGACGTTCTTGATCGCTGCCCATCACCGAAAAAAATTGGTTTTTACACCATTGGCGATAAAAGCATTTACCTGTATGACCTGCGCCGCATGGATGAAATCATGGAGGCTCTTGATAATCGTTCGTCGATGGATTGGTGTGTTGCTGTTCATGATATGAATGCAGGGTTTGATGAAAAGATTTTGTTCCCCTCATCAGTTGAAAGCACTGCGGGTTAAGGAGTAACACATGACCACTATTACCAAAGAACGTATTGAATTGTTCATTAAAAATCCGCTTGAAAACGGGCTTACCCGTGGTGAACAAATGGAACTGGCACGGATTGCGCTGGCATCGCTGGAAGCAGATCCAGTTAAACGAGTTAACTCAGATCAGATGCGCCGAGTCTGCTTAGAAGCTAATCGCCATTTAGATAAATATGACGCGATGGCGAAAGAGGTAAATAAGTTGCTTGGACGCATCGCCCCGCCAGCGCCGGTAGTGCCGGAAGAAGCAACTCCGGAAAACGTAGAAATGCTCTCTGGCTATGTTTCCACGTACAAATTAACCGATAGCGAGCGCGATATTGCTGCCGAAATATGGAACGCCTGCCGCGCCGCCATGCTTCAGTCCGGAAACTTTCGGGAAAACAAGAATTCGTCAACCAATAATTTTCGGGAAATCGCGGAAACGTCAACCAACTATCCGGCAATTCCTAGTGAGGTGTTGTCCGCAATCCTGAAGGTTGCCAGGATTCGTGCCGATTTCGATGATTTTGACGGTGACAGGCGAGGTATCGGTGATTGTCTGGATGAGGCTGAGCAAGAGCTTATCGTTACCATTAACAAATATGCCAGTCAGTTGGCAGCAGAACCTATAGCGCCTAATGACGTTCGAGAGCAGACAGCCATTCCACAAGTTCCGGTAACTCCGGATGGTTGGATAAGCTGTAGTGAGCGAATGCCGGACGACAGGCAGGAGGTGAATCAATGAGCTGGCCTGATGCAATCGTAACTCTGGGGGTGGTATTCGCAGCAGCGTTTGTTGTGTTCTCGATTTGTCGATGGGGATAACCACATGTTCGCTTTGATTCAACGCGGTCAGATATACACGGACAGAGCTGGATACCCCGTGGTGATTACTCGCATCACTGAGCGCTCAGTGTTCTTTCGACGGATGGACGGACGATCCGGGCGGGTACGCATTGGTGAGTTAAACTGCCTGTTCGAACATATTGACCACCAGGAGTACCGCAAAATTCTCGCGGACACTGAGCAGGAAAAGCACCTGAAAAAATTACGAGCCATAAAAAGGAAGTAAAGAATGAATAAAGCATTTGAACGATGGGTCCACCAGCGTTACGGCAATCGCTATGACCTGACGCGAGATGTTGACGGCTTCTACTGTCGTGAAGTTGTGAAGCGAATGTTTGAAGTGTGGTGCCACTGCCGTGGATGAAAATTTTATGAGGTTGGCATGCAGACAATCATCTATCAGATAACCCCCAGCAAATGGTGTACGGAGAGAGTCCTCATTGCATCAACAGGGCTAAAGCCTGGCACCATTGAGCGGGCAAGAAGAAAGTCATGGATGCAGGGAAAAGAATACCGCCATTACGCTGTAGAAGGTGATCCGGGGCACTACAGTGAATGCCTGTACAACATCGAAGAAATTATGCGATGGATCGAAAACCAGAAACAACCAGGTGCCAAAAATGCAAGTTCCGGTTAACCTGTTAATGCTCCTGGACGTCTGGGAGGTTTAATGAGTAACGCATCATACCCGACAGGCGTTGAAAACCATGGAGGATCACTCCGTATATGGTTTCACTATAATGGCAAACGTGTCAGAGAAAACCTCGGTGTTCCTGACACAGCCAAAAACCGGAAGATCGCTGGTGAACTTCGCACTTCCGTTTGTTTTGCAATCAGAATGGGGAGTTTCGACTACGCCGCGCAGTTCCCTAATTCCCCTAACCTGAAACACTTTGGTCTGGGAAAAAGAGAGATAACCGTTAAGGCACTTTCGGAAAAATGGTTGGACCTTAAGAAAATTGAGATTTGTGCGAATGCACTTAATCGTTACCAGTCAGTAATTAAAAACATGTTGCCTATGTTGGGTGAGAAAAAACTGGTTTCATCCATAACAAAAGAGGATTTACTTTTCGCAAGGAGAGATTTGTTGACCGGTTACCAAAAGCTTTCTAATGGAAAGATTTCTTCCATAAAAGGGCGCTCAGTGGTCACAGTAAACTACTATATGACAACCATAGCTGGAATGTTTCAATTTGCAACAGATAATGGTTATACCTCAGGAAACCCATTTAACGGTCTGGCACCCTTAAAAAAGTCCAAGGTAAAACCAGATCCTCTCACCCGTGACGAATTTATTCGTTTTATTGAGGCTTGCCGTCATCAACAAACAAAAAACCTGTGGATTCTCGCTGTATACACGGGTATTCGTCACGGGGAGCTGGTATCGCTGGCATGGGAAGATATAGATCTTAAAGCAAGGACTATAACCATCCGTAGGAATTATACAAAACTTGGCGAATTCACTCCACCAAAAACCGATGCTGGCACCGGAAGGACAATTCATCTGGTTCAACCAGCTATTGATGCTCTTAAAAGTCAGGCGGAAATGACCATGCTTGGAAAGCAACATTCTGTAGAGGTAAAGCAGAGGGAATATGGGAGAAGTACTGTGCATAAATGCACTTTTGTTTTTAGTCCTCAGGTAATAAAACAGCGGCAGTTTTCCGGACCGCACTATAAGGTTGACTCCATCAGGGAGTCATGGACAAGTATCTTAAAACGCGCAGGTCTGAGACACAGAAAATCGTACCAATCCAGGCATACTTATGCATGCTGGTCACTTGCCGCTGGAGCTAATCCTAGTTTTATCGCAAGCCAGATGGGCCACACAAACGCACAAATGGTATTCAATGTTTACGGAGCATGGATGAAAGACAACAATCACGAACAGATAGAACTCCTTAACAAAAGACTATCTGAAAGTGTCCCATGTATGCCCCATAAGAAAGCTGGGTAA